GTTAAACCCGGACTTATAGATTGGAATCCGGAAATAATGAATCATTATATACGTTGGGCAACAGGTGGAGCAGGTAAGTTTTTAGTTAATTCAGCAGAGACCTTAAATAGTTTAAGCAAATTTGAGACTCCCGAAATTAAAAGCACACCTCTTGTTAGGCAGTTTTTAAAGACCCCTACGGAGTATAAAGCAAAACGTACAGTTAAAGATATTGAATATAGACAGATGTCTGAGGTAATGAATGATAAAGTTAGGACTAAGTTGGAAGGTCAGTACGCTTTTCAGCAGAAAATACTTAGAGGTAAAATAGCAGAAGAGTTAGATGAGAAAGTTAAACAGTCTTACGAAGAAGATATAAAGAAATTAGAAATGAATAAGTATCGTAGTTTAATAAAGTTTGATTTAGACCAATTACTACTAACTACAACCTCTCTACCTAAGTACAAAAAGTTAGTAAATAGCTACTACAATAGTCATAGAGGTGATATGAAAAAAGCCTATAAAACAAAAAAAACAAGAAAAGCATTTGTTAAAAAGTGGACTGATAAATACAAAGAAGAGTGGAGAACTGAGTGAAAGAGATTTATGAAATAATAGAAACGACCCTAAAGAAAATTGATATGCACTCTGAAGATGCAGTCAATTTAATATATCGTACAGGTCAAGCAGAAAGTGGCTACCGCAAATTAAAACAAATGCAAGAAGGATGTGCATTATCTTATTGGCAAGTAGAACCTGCAACTATTGAAGACACAATTAAAAATTACCTTGATTATAGACCGGACACCTATGATAAATTGGTCGACTTGGGTTTTGACTGTTTAGACCCCGATTGGAGTGTGTTGACTAACATCCCTGTTGCAATCGCTTTTTGTCGACTAAAATATTACAGAGACCCGAATCCTATCCCTAAAACATTAAAAGGTCAGGCCAAATATTGGAAGACAATATATAATTCTGAACAGGGCAAAGGCTCTGTTAAACACTTTTTAGAGGCTAATAAATGATAGACAGTTTAAAAGACACTATGTTTGCAAAGAGTGAGGTTGGAATGACAACGTCATTAGGTAGTGCGGTAATTTCTTATTTGGATATTTTAAATCCGGTACTTTCGGCAGTAACCCTAATTATTGGAGTGGGTGTTGGTGCTTTAACATTAATGATTAAGTGGAAGGAGTATAATGCCTCTTGAACTAATAGATAATTACGGACTCCCTATTGCCGGAGTTGTATTCTTAGCAATAGCTTTGCACCGGACAGTTAGTTTTGTTCAGAGCCAACTCCTTCAACAGATAGAATTAAGGCATAAAGCTGAAATGAGTGCTATTGAAGACTTGCAACAGGAACACCAAATATTTCACGATATAGTTACTAAGCTAATTTCCAATGCAAAGAATAACCAATTAGAATTACAAAAAGTAGTATCTAACATAGATATGCTTGTTAAACTCTTAAACAAATAAAAGGCAAAACAATGATTCAAAAAATGATAATAGATTATCTAACCGCAGAAGAGGTGAAAATTAAAGTATTGAAATCTCTAAACGAGGCGGTAGACGTACCAATTATTTCAGAAAAGACTGAGGCTAAAATTCTTGAGGGAATTTGGTCAACTGTTTCTGAGGTCTTAGTCAATGTAATTGAGGGCAAGAAAGATTAAAATAGTCGGTATATAGTCTTTTAGTCTTCCTCTTCCGAGGGTAGACACAAGGGACTTAAAATCCCTCGAACCTTGGTTCGTGCGAGTTCAAGTCTCGCTCCCGGTACTCGATTTTCCCCGATGTATTTTTTCATTAAATCATCGGGGATTTTTGTATACTTTACAGTCTCTTTAAGACTTGTATGTCCTAACAATAACTGCACCTTACGAATATCCCTTGTTTGAAAGTACATCCTTAATGCAAAGGTATGTCTTATCCAATGTGGCGTTGCTTTGCTACCTATTTTTTTAGCACATTTTGAAAATTCTCTAAGTGCTAAGTCGTACTGATTATCGTTAATTTTGGTCGGTATATGGTCAGTAAGTTTGTAGATGATTTCTGAAACCGGAATATATCTCTTCAATCCGTTCTTACCAACTACGCTGATTGTATTGTTACCTTCTAACTTAATACGTTTAAACTCACTACGTCTTAATCCGGTGCATTCTAATATTCTAATTACATCGGCATATTTTTTAGTCATTAGTTTGTAAATTGATTTAAAGTCATCTACATTTATAAATCTCGATTCAGCAGAATCACGTTGTTTTATTAAATCATATCTAAAGCCAAATTCCCAACCTTGTTTAGAACACCACCTAAAAAATGATTTAGCGTGTCTAAGCCTCATATTGCAAGTTGAAATAGAATAATTTTGCTTTGATAGATATAAAGTGAGGTCTTTGTGCGGACAGGCTTTAATTTGCTTAAATGCCTTGATGTCTTGGTCGATTGTACCTTGAGAAAGGTTTTTAGATTGTTGGAACTCTTGGTATTGTTTAAACGCTTTATCTAAAGGAGGTAAAGGCAGAGTCACTTTAATACCAAGTTTCTCCGCCCCGATTAAATACTCTAATTTCTTTTTGAGTTTTGTGACTACATCTTTTGAACCGTTCACAGTAGGTCTGTGGCGTTTGCCTCCCAAGTAGTAATCAAACTCGTAAAGGTTAGGCTTTAGTCTCCGTATCTTCATTTTGTTTTAAATATTCTTTTTTGTTGCTTTCGGTAATTTTTAAGAAAATTTTATTATTGCCAATGAAATTTGAATCAACAAAAATATATATTATACCTTTATCTTTCTTTTTCATTTTCCAAATGCCTTGATTTACATAACCTTTCAACTTATCAAGTTGTTCTGCCTCTTGCATTTTTGGATATTCATCTTCGTGGACTATTTTTATGTAATCCAATCCAAGCATTTCAATATGTTGATAGCCTAAAAGTTCGGCATATTTATTCGTTGCAGAAAGTATTATCTTTTTATCAAGACAGATAATAGCCTGTTTCTCAGATTGATTTAACTCCGGAATAAACTCTTGATTGTTAAGAATACTATCTTCAAGTGATTCGCATTTATCTTTGTAATAATCTAATTGCTCTCTTAGCAAAGTTATTAATTCATTTTGGTTATCTATGGTTTGCTTGTCTTGAGTATTGCCAAACATATCCTCTCCTTTAATTAATTCAAGTCGATTAGAGCCAAGCCAATCAACCTTGTAGTTTAGTCTATTAGCAATCATCTCTAAATTATTTTCACGAATATCGGCTCTACCGTTAAACCAAGCATACACTTGATTTCGCGTAAATCCTACTGCTCTCGCAAATTGAGATATATTATATCCCGACTTTTTAAATAATTCCTTAATTGCTTTTTGTTTTGTCATATTATCAACTATACTAATAGTCATCGTTTTGCCTTTCTACCTAATTACTAATTGTCGGATAATCTTAAAAAATTAGGTATCAAAAAATACACATGCTATTTATTTTAAGTCAAGTAATATTATACCGCAACTATTATATTGCATTAGTCTTATGTATTTATAGATACATATATCTATTTATTGATTAAAGAGGTTTTAGTTAGATTGGCACACTATTTGTATATAAACAAGTGTCATATTTACTGTATTTAATAGTTGCACAGTTGTGTAATTATTGTGTAATTTAGTATACACATTAATTAACACAATTTATGTGTAAGAAAAAAGGGGTAAGTCCGACCTCACCCCTTTTAAGGCAAAACGATGAACTCAAGAGAGTTTATCGCAATCATAACTTACGGAGGCAAAACGTATGATTTCAAGGAAAGACATTAAGTCCGGTGATACTGTTAGACTTAATTCCAAAAATGAACCTCTATTGGAGAAATATAACTACCCAATAGAACTTGTAAAAGTGGTAAAAGTTAATCCCCCTACCGCTCAATTAAAATCCAAAAGAAATAATCCAAAACTTAGACCTTTTACATTTTATTTAAAAGATGTAATAAGCGTTTTTTCAGAGGATGATGTACCTCAAGAAATTGGAGGAAGAAAGGTTGTGTTAGTATGAGTTATAACTTTGACCCACCTTCTGAACCACCAACAACTTGCGAACACGGTTTAGATGAATTTTATGACTGTGAAGAGTGTGATTCTGAAGCCGTTGATGAACGATATGATGCTTGGAGAGAGGCAAGAGATGAAATTTAAAATTTATTCAAAAAAAGATTATAGAGTAAGGGACGTTTATTTAAAACTATTAAAGTCCCCTAATTTTAGAATCGAAGACCCAAAAGGAGCAATAAGACGTTCAGAGGGTGAATATAATATTATTTTTAAAAGAGCCGTTCAACTCGGCATAATCGGAGGCAAACGATGATACAAGAAAAGTTACATGAAATACAAGCTAAGTTAGTAGTTCCAAAGTCTCATAAGAATAATTTTGGAAATTATAAATACAGAAACCTTGACGGCATATTAGATAATTTAAACCCTATATTAGCAAAAACGGGTTGTACTTGTAGGCTTAAAGATTCAATTGAGCATATTGGTGATAGATATTATGTGAAATCTACTGCAATCTTAACCTATAAAGATGAAAAGTTATCTTGCTCTGCTTATGCAAGAGAATCTCAGACAAAGAAAGGTATGGACGAGGCTCAGATAACAGGTGCAAGTTCCTCTTATGCTCGTAAGTATGCTCTTGCCGGATTATTTAGTATTGGTGGGGCAAGTGATAATGATTATGACTACTATGATAACTCCGGAGAGGGCGATGATGCCGGAGCAAATGCCTCCGTTTCCGGAAGCGAAAGTGTAGATAAACCCTCTCCCTCTCTTTTAGATGAATTAAATATTAATAGTATTGAAGATTTTAAATCTCGTGCTATAAAAGGCGAAGATAAAATCATTGAAAGCACAATTGAAAGTAGTGGTGAGACTATTGGTTTAATTCAAAAAGACTCTAAAAAATTAAAAGGTTATGTAGCTAATAATTCAATTAGTAAGAGTGATAGAAAATTGGCTCTTGGGGCATTGTGCCTTACTGCAAACGATGATGATTTACAATCATTTGTGGAGGCTTATAGTACAAAATGAAATTATTAGATACAGTTAACGGACATTGGTATGAGGCGTTTGATAACGTCCTACCAAGTGTCACAACAATATTGGATGCCACCACCCCTAAACCCTTCTTAACTGATTGGATGTTAAAACAAGGTTATAAGGCTGATGTTAGTCTAAGAAATGCTATTAACACCGGGAATGTAGTTCATGATGTTATGATGAGATTACTTAGAGGTGAAGAGATTGATATTCGTAATGAAAGTTATTATGAATTTGACGGATACAATTTAAAATTGACATCTGAAATGAGAAAAGCTATTGAGTCCGGTGTGGTTTGGTTTGAGCATAATCCTGTAAACATTTTAGCGACCGAAATTAAACTTGCTCACGACAAATATGAATTTGCCGGAACTTGTGATATTGTGTTTCAGAAAGATGATAAGACTTATTTAGTCGACACAAAAACCTCTAATAATCTTGATGAAAATGTAAATTTACAATTAACTGCATACAAGATTTTGTGGGATGAATTGTACCCCGATAACAAAATTGATAAGATAGCAGTATTACATTGTAAAAAGGCTTGGATGCACGGCAAAGACCCTTGTGCTAAATTCACTACTAAAAAGTTTGACAGGAACGCTTGGTTACTTGCAGTAGAGCGGTTTAAACATATGAAAAAGAAACCAACCTACAAATACAATACTACTCGTAGCTACAAATTGGGAATGTATTTATGAAACCACTTGAAAGAAAAATAGATAGCCTTGAAAACGGTTGGTTCAGAATACAATATAATGCCGTGAATAGTGTTTGGGGTAAATCATCAAAACCTTTTGTAGTTAAATATTGCAAGACTTGTGATAAGGCTTGGGAGTGGTTGAGTCAGCAGAAAAAAACTGAATACTATAGCCGTGGTGATTTGCCTTTTTACGGTCTGAAAGAAAAAATCTGTAGGGGGTGTAAATGATATTTAAATGCGTACCTATCGACAATTACACTAATGTACCTAATGATTTAATTTCTAATCCTAAAATCTCTAATAATGCTAAAGTTGTTTTGATTTATCTCTGTGGTAAGCCTTCAAATTGGAGGGTGTCAGTATCAGATATAATTAAGAACAATAAGTCCGGTAGAGATGCTATTTATTCAGCGATTAAAGAACTTACCAAATTGGGTCACATCTGTAGATTGCAATCTAAAAATGAAGACGGTAAATTCAATGACCAAGAGTACATAGTGTCATTTGACACCGATTCCTTGAAAACCGGATACGGTAAATCCGTAAACGGAAAAACCGGATACGGTAAATCCGACACTAATAATAAAGAGTATAAAAAGAAAGATATTAAAAAGAAAGATGATATAGGCGTTAGAAAAAATAAATTCTTTCAATTAGTAATGCTAACAATTGACAGAGGGTTTGATTTCCCTCAAGACCAAGTGTCTAAATTTATAGATTATTGGACTGAAACTACTTTGAGCGGAAAGAAAATGAGATTTGAAAAGCAAGATGCTTTTTCTATTAAACGAAGATTATCAACTTGGAAAGAGCGGTCAAATCAAAACACGTTTAAACAGTCTTCCCCAACTAAGCCTAATGCTACTATTGTTGTAGGTGAAATTAAGGATGCTATTATGTCCGGACATCATAGGGTTAAAAATAATCCTAATTATTTTAAAAACCCTTTAGCTGAACAAGTTTACAAACATTATGGTCACGTCAAATTAGGAATGACTAATGATTTTGAATTAAGTCAATTAGTGAGGAGTTATATAAATGAAAATATTAATTGATAAGCTACTTGGGTGGTTGTTTAAGTGGAACAATGAAGAGACCGTTGTTCATACCCTGTACCAAGATAATGAATATCTTAAAAATCAGATTAAGTTTTATCAGAAAGATTTAGAGAGAGCATTAAAAACAATGAATAGGCTTAGAGATGAGTTGGAAAGTCTCACTAACTCACAAAAGTAATTGGAGACAATGCGATATGTGTAGCCAAAGAATTGGAAAGATATTTATTGAAAATATGTTTAAATATCTAAGTAGAGACATCCAAAAGATTATCTGTAAGCCTTGTGCTTTAAGGGAGGTCGGTAAGGTTGAAATTAAAAAACTCGAATCCTAAAGACATACCTAAAGGCTATAGCAAGGCAGAGTGGATTAGAAAGTGTGGTGGTTATAGGGGGTATTTTGATTGGCTTAAATCTCCAATAGTTAGAAACTATCCTAAAGTGGGACGGAATGAAAAGTGTCCCTGTGAAAGTGGTAAAAAATTTAAAAAATGTCACGGAAAATGAACTACGAATATACAACAACTTATTTAACAGAGGAAAATATGAACACCGAATTAAGTACCGAAGAATATGAACATATTTGCGATACAATTATAGAGCCAACTTTAGACAAACTTAGAAAGGGCGGTCAAAAAGAATACGCTCAAGATGTTAAAAATGTTTTTGCAAACTTTCAAAGAGTTGCTGATGACATTGATGTAACTGTTGATAAAGCAATTTGGGTCTATATGCGAAAGCATGTAGACGGAATTAAGTCTCACATAAAGGGACATAAATCTCAAAGAGAACCAATAGGAGGACGAATAGGTGACTTAATTACTTACCTTAAACTCCTTTGGGCGTATGAAATAAAAAACGAAAAGGTAGAATGATGAAAATAGACAAGCAGTCGATTAAAACAGGAGATTGGGGAAAGACTAAAGCTTTCTTTACAATCACCACAAACGAAGGTTTTGAAATTAAAGGATGTAAACTTGTTGACGGGCAGAACGGATTTTTTGTTGCACCGCCAAGTCAGAAAGACAAGGAAGGAAATTATAAGCCTCAAGCGTGGATTCCTAAAGAATTACAACCGGAAATTATCGATATAGTTTCTAATGAGGTAACTGTAGAAGGCAGTTATGATGACGGAATACCCTTTTAGTAAATAGTCGTTTCTAAGGGGGAGGTTTTCCCTTATCATCCCCTCCCCCTTTCCTCTATGAAAAAACTTGGCGAATTAGCGGAGAGTAAATTTATAGCGGAATGTTTAAGCAGAGATTTTGATGTAAGCATTCCTTTTGGGGATAGTAGTCCCTATGATTTAATCGTGACCTCTGAAAATATTAATAGAGTTCAAGTTAAATCTACGTCAACGGTAAATAGAGAGAGATACCACATTACTTGTGGTTGGGGTCATAAAAGTAAAAAATTGTACGATGAAAATAAGATTGATATTTTTGCAATCTATGTTAAAGGATATGATTGGTATATCATTCCCTCGGGTGAGATTAAAACAAAAACAATTAATCTTTATCCGCATCGTTTAAACACCGTAGGAAAATATGAGATTTACAAAGGAGCGTGGGATTTACTGTGATTGACTTTGAACAAGAATTAATGATATTAAAAATTTATTTAAAGAGATTAGAAAAAATAACATCAATATCTTTAGAGGCATTAAAAGAAATTAAAGAGGGAATTGGAATCCCTAAGAAAAGAGCATCAGCAACACTACAGGAGGCAGAACGGATGATGAATGAAACGAAAGACCAAGCGGAAAGGTTTAGTAAAAAAACTTGACGACCTACACTCTAAATACGTTAAAGCAAGAGATAAAAAATGTGTTACTTGTGGTAGCACATCGTATCTGCAAAATTCTCACAGGATTAGTCGTAGGCATTACGCTACTCGTTGGTGTGATATTAATTGCAATACTCAATGTGCTAAATGTCATCTTAGTTGGCACGGTGGCTTTGTTAGTGCATATAACTCCTACATTGAGACCAAGCACGGAGAAGGTACGCTTGAAGAACTTGAGCGTAGAGGCAGATTAACTGCAAGTGAATGTAATTTAAAAAAAGATTATCAGTTAGAAGAATTATATGAAGAAATCAAAGGAAGATATGAGACACTACAAAAGTAAATCCCTAAATAGAGAGGATGTTCAGAGAAAGGTTTTAGATAAATTTGATACTCTTCTTCGAGATGCAGAGGTAAAGTCCTATTTCGATTGCCTAAAGGACTTAGGTTATAATGCAACCGAGAGTCTAAAGGTTTGTGCCGATAAGTTTATGACAGGCATAGAGAACATTAGAAGGTTAATTTATAAAGAGTACAAATAGTAGCGGTTAGGGGAGTGAGCCAACTCCCCTTTATCCTATGTCAATATTAATATTCTCAATACCCTTTGTCATCGGATTTCTGATTACCTACATTCTTTATATTGTTATTGATAAAATTAATGATTGGGACTTATGAATTGCACTTGTAAAAAAGAATTAATACATAGTGGTGACCACGATTACGAAGATTATGGTTATGACGGAAACGGAATCGTCAGTAATTACTCTTGTCCTAATGAGAGATGCGATGTTGATGTTATTTTTGTTCACAGAGATTTAGATAAAGATTTACTAATCAATAAGATAGATGAATTGTAAGTGTGAAGGCATTTGTGGTGAAGACCACAATCCTTGCGGTGTGAAAGTTAGTTTTTATGATTCCGCTCAATACGATGACCACGAGTCTCATCGTTGTTGTTGGGATTGTCAAGACAGGATTATAGAGCAAACTAAAAAAGATGTTTTAAAACTAATGAAAGGTTTTGGAAAATGATTTATATACTTTGTGTAATATGTTTTTGTTTGGGTTACCTTGTAGCCTGTCTTGCAAAGATTTTAAAAGATAGTTCATTTATAGATAAAGAAGTTCATAGTTTCTATAATGATTAGACCAAAGTACGAAACCAATATAAATATTCAGCGTGAGGAGGAGGTCGCTAAGATGATTGGCGAGGCTTGGAGTTGCCTTATCTCTAAGCCTCTCCCTCATCGCTATGTCGTTGATAGGGCGGTCTCTCAGAATAACGAATTAAAGGTTTGGGTCGAGATAAAAAACAGTACCCGAAAAAAGGATGCCTTTCCCGAATACACTATAGCACTACACAAGATAGCTAAAGGATTAGAATTAGCAAAAGTTACAGGAGTTAAATTTATCTTAGTAGTTAGATTCGATAGTAATAATGATTCAGATGATGTTTATTGGATTGAATGTAATGAAAGGATGTTTAAACGTATTAGGTGGGGAGGCGTATTAGTGCCAAGAGATGACCAAGACCAAGAACCGATGGTCTGCATTCCTGTGTCTGAATTTAAAAAGTTAACAAAAAGACCTAATTAATATTTAGTCGTTTTATTCTTTCGGGGATAACTTTAGTAAAATTACACTTATCACAACATCTGCCGTTATTAATTGGTTCGGCATTATGAGATTCTATTTCCTCAATTTCTTTTTCACAAATACTGCATTTAATTTTCATATCTTAATATAATAAAAAACCCCCTAACAAGTAGAGGGTTTTTCATTTCCTTTCTATTTCCTTTCCTTTAGTTTCCTTTCCTTTGGGGGTTATTGTATACATTTATCCTTCTCAACTGCATTAATGTATACATATTGCATACATTTATCCTCCTCAACTACGTTATTGTATACATCTTGCATACATTAATAAAAAAACCCCCTAACAATGTAGAGGGTTTTTCTTCGGAAGGGTCGGGAAGGGTTAGGGAAGGGTTTAGGGAAGGGTCACCCTTAAAGTGTTTAAACGCCCTACTCTATATCAAATACAATCCTTTGACATCTGTCCACAAACATAACATCGGTTTCTAAAATGTGGTCGTGTTTGTCAAACAATTCCTTAATCTCCTGTATCTGCATAAATGCTTTTGATGTTTTGTACTCTAAGCCTTTAATAACAAGTAACCGCAGATAATGACAAGTCATTTCAAGTTGCTTTGTTATAGGTCGAGTTCCTTTCTCAAATTCATTTATTCTTACCGCAGATGAGTAGCCTAACATCTCCGCAAAAACCACTTGAGAAACCCCAAGTGATTTTCTGATTTTAATTAATGATTCTTTAGTCATCTTGTATATTCCTTTCTTAATTCAATATATTTGGATTCTAAGTTTTCTAATAAATCAATCCACCTATCAGTTTGCACTTGAGTCCTTGAGTCCAAATAAGCAAGTTCAAGATACTCCTTAATGTAACTATCTTGAAGAATAGGACTTTTAGGGTTTTCATTTTCAAGTTCAGCAAAAGTGCTTAACAAGTCATTGTATTGGTCTTGACCACATTCGGGGCAAATACCGTCACTACTCATTCCACAATTTACATACCCCTCACCTAAGTCATATTCACAATTAATACAAATATTATTACTCTTCTCTTTTCTAATCTTAGCAATCCTGTCTATTAATTCAATGTTTAATGTTATTACATTATCTATATCATTTCTGTCTCGTAGCTTTACAACTCCTAATAACTCATTGACCTCTACGCTCACATCATTAACAGACCACAATCCTGTTCCAAAATTTTGAACCAATATATCTTGTTTCCAATTATCGTTTTTCATTACTCTTCTCCTTTAAGTTTGCTCCAATTACTTTTACATCGAGAGTATCATCATCGTCTTCCCAATCGAAAAATTCATCATCATTTTCTATTATCTCTTTAGCCTCTTTTTCGCTCGTAGCCTCGACATAAGTTTTCACATACAGAGTCTGTTTACCTTTAACCTTATAGGTTTTCATTTCTTTAATAGCATACTTAAAATCTCCAAAAGTAACAGAAAGATACTGCTCGGTATTTGGCTCATTAAAAGGGGTTAGAGGTTTAGATTTCTCTGCATTCACATAAGTGTTCATCATATCAATACACTCTTCCTTAGAACCGCAATATAAAGATTCTTCGATTTCTTTATGCAACGTATTATGTGAAACATTAATCTGATTGTGAACTTTATACAATCTAAACATCTTGGCGTTTAAACGCTCTTTTATTTTCTTAGTCATTACTCTTCTCCTATTTGGTTAAATTCAAATTCATCTTCATCAACATAACAATGATGCTCATCTTTAGCGTGGTCACAATCTTTATTACAAGAGCAATAATGACCTATAACAAAATCGTCAAATCCCTCCCACTCAAATTCACAAATAGGGCAACTGCTTACAATTTCTTTAGTCATTATTCATCTCCTTTTTGTTATTAAAAGATTCATTTATATAACCTTTATCTCTACAATTTTCGCAACATCCGTAATTTTCAAGGTGATTCCTAAAATCTAAAAAAGTTGATTTATCGTGTTCAGAATCTTGTTGAAACAAGCAAAGTTCACAAGTTAAAGTTTCAGTTGTCATAGATTTTCTCATATCATCAACATTAAATCCCCACTTGCCTAATTGGTCGATAATGTTTAAATCAAGACTAAACGTTCCGTCATAATCAACCAACTCATTTTCTCTGAACCACAATCCACCCTCAGCGTGATGGTTACTATTGTCGTACATTTCAAAACCTCCTCGTTGCTTGATTTTGTCTGCCCAAACATTGTAAGTCATTATAACTTTTTCAGTTGGAGTAATTGCTCCGGCACTTGTCTCGTATCTGACAGAAACATCTTTCTTGAATTTAATCTCTTTTAATTGCTCTGTATTCATCGTTATGCCTCCTTTTTGTTGTTAAAAAACTTACGAACGTCACATTCTTGTAATTGTTTTGCATCTTCTTCTATCTCAAGGTTTCCTACTTTAATGCTATCACATTTTAGAGCCTCTGCTATCTTTTCTGCACCAACTTTAGTGTAGGTACGCCCTTGCACCCAACCTCTGTCGTGTATTACATATTCAATATATCTTGCAAAGATTCCTACACATATATCGAGATTAGTTGGTTCGCAATTAGTTGATTTAAATTCAATTATTTCAAATCCTAACTCTTTACTCATCTGCATCGCTTTATTGATAAAGTCTATCTGTTTTTCGAGTATTTTTTCACTCATCGTTTTGCCTTATTTTGTTAATTAAATTCTGCGAGTTGTCTCGTCAGCGTTAGAGGAATCATCTCTAACGGACACCCCGAAGGGTGTTTCGACCTTATGCAGAGGCTCTCTTTATTTTATCAATTTCTTTAGAAATTCCTCCGTCTTGGCTCATCTTAGTCTCGCTAATCAGCATATGAATATCATTACCACTAAGTCCCAACTCATCTGATATAGTGTAGAGTTCATTCTTTAAGCAAGAGGGACATACAGGCTCTCCCTCATTCTCAATTGCAGTTCGACTTAATCGAGCGATATAACTATGCTCGGCACACTCAACTTTAATCATTCTCGTGCCTTGCTTTTTGCGGTCAGTATAATCAAGTGAGCGGTGTGGATACTTACCAAGTTTCTTGGTAATCTTTTTCAACTTAGCCTGTAGTTCCTCACCCTCTGTTGTAGCCGTCATTTGACCCTCAAGACCAATAGCGATGGCGGTCTTTCTAAAGTGTCCTCTATGCCCCGATTTACAATTGTCGGAGGCGTGGATGAGTTCGTGAGCAAGTACCCCACCAACCTTAATTACATCATCTAACATAGGATGAATAAAGATTTCATTAAAACCGTTAAGAGCATCATTAAAACATTGACCAATAGTCTTGTTCTTTGACCTCTGACCTCCCTTTGAAGGGAAGCCACAGGACACTTTGATTTTCTTTAAATTCAGAGTCACACCAACCTGTTTAAACAGTTTAGATAACTCTCTCGTATATGCTACTAAATACTCTTCTCTTGTCTTCATTATTTCGCCTCCTCTTCAATCGACTCTAAAGTTTTTTCAAACACTCTTGCATATCTGTCTTCATGTTTAAAATGTTTACCAAGCATATGAATACCTTTATTATCTAAGTAATGTTGTTTAGAACTAACCTCTCCGTCCACAATCTCATACAATCCTTCTGCATAACCTTGAGCAATTTTCTCATCTTTGAAATAGTAATATTCGTGAGTCTCATCAAACATATCTATTTTATCCACCCAAGCATCTGTAAAATCATTATCCTCAAGTGCATTACAAATATAGCTATCTAAAGGCTTTCTCACCTCCTTTACTTTTCTTTTAATTGTAGAGCGACTTTCTTCGATTAGTCTACGAACCTCTTTTGGGTCAGTTGACTCATCGTTGATTTTCCTTTCTACATTTTGACCTACTGATTTATAAGTAAAAGGGTTTTTACTTACACTCACGGTAAGGGCTTTAGGCACTCTATATAATGTGACCTCTAAATTGTCAATTATCTCTTGAAGAGTTTGTCTTTGTTGTTTCGCTTTTTCTAAGTTCATCGTTTTGCCTCCGATTTTTATTTATTGTTTTGATATTACTTTATTCATAAAAACTACATCTGTGGTCTCTCTTTGACCGCCTTTAGGATAGATGTAAATTATTTCTCCGTCTACCCAAATTTTCAAACTTTTACCCTCAAAGTTAATTGTTGTATTTTCATCTGTTGCATCAATGTCAATGTCACGACCCCACGCTGTAACTGTTCTTGGATTATCGTTTTTATTTATTGTTATTTTCATTTTGCCTCCGATTTGTTTAAACATTGTTTGCAATCCCCTTGACTGCTACTGAAAGTTACGAATAAAGTAATATTACCGTGCAAGAGAAAAATTACTAAAATAGAAAAAAAGTTCATTTACCGAGGAGAAAAAACTTTGGGTACACCGAATTACCCCAATAAAAATGTTTAAACATCGTTATATTTGGGGATGACAGAAATATATATTTTCTTTGGGGGATTAATAAGCGGAGCAATTATTACAGGAATCAGCCACTATTTAGGCTCAAATTCTGCTAATAAAACGATTGATACTTTTACCCAACCGATAGAATTACAGAAAGAAGAAACCCAATTAGAAAAGTTAAACGGCTATGATTGGGATTCTTACTATAAAGAGGTAACTGAATTTGGTAAAGATACAGAGTTAGAGATTGAAAATTCAGACCCCGATAATACAAAATTTGAAGAATTAAATTAAAAACGAGATAGTGCAAAAAAGCGTACCCCAACCACGATTCTTTACAAATCCTATATATAAGAGATAACAAAAATAATGTACAAAAATAGCAAAGAAGATAAGATTAAAAGTATAGCAAATAAGAATCATTCAAAGAAGAATTTTAAACCTCATAAAATGTATAAAGATAATAAGTCAATTATGGTTCAATCTTTTGAACAACATAAAGAACTAATGAAAAAAGGATGGACTCATTAATATGATAAAATATTCAACATCTTCAAGTAAGAAAACACCTAAAGAAAAGAAAAAAAATAAACTTAAAAAGATAGCAGTTAAAAATTATAGTCATCAACAGACATCTAATAAGTTTCAAGGTTCACCTCAAAAGATAAAAAAAATGATGAAAGATAATCCAAACTTTGCAAAAGCTATGGGTAAGTATTATAGCTTAAAAGAAGATGATATTAAGTATTAATTAACAGGGAAATTTTAAGGACAATAATTTAAATATAATTTATGCCTCATAAAACTAATCAAACATCTTGGAAAAAAGGAAAAAGTGGAAACCCAAACGGTAGACCACCGAAGGAAAAAACTTTAAAAGCATTATTAAATGATAATCCAAGAAATAAGAAATTATTAAAGAAATTATATGATATTGCGATGACTTTAGGAACAAAAAATGAACACAAAGAGGCAGTAAGAGTCACAAATATTTTACTGAATAAGATTGTTCCCGATTTAAAATCTACCGAATTAGAGGTAAATCAAACGATTCAAGGCTATGTAGTATTACCCGAGGGTAAAAAATATGACTCAATTGACGGGGAAATAATTTCCCAAAATGTACAGGATTCTAACCCTAAATCCTTGACAGAATGACAGAATTTACGATATGAGTAACTATTTAAAGAAAATACAACAAATTACTATTTTATTAATCTCTATAAACTATATTGTTTTATAGTAGTTACAGAGATTAAAGTAAATTGATATACATAATAAAGTTTATCGGTATTCTCAAAATAGTAAGTTTATTGACATTACGAGTATATAAACGAAAGGCGTTTAAACATCGCACATAAGGAGATTTGGAGACCGCATAAGGGACAACAGACACGAGCATTAGAGGTTCGTGGTGTGTATGAGACCTTATTCGGTGGCTGACCCTTCGGGGTCATACTTGGTTCACGTGGTGGTGGGAAGACGGACACAGGGTTAGCTTGGCTACTCATAGACTCCAACAACCCCCTATATAGAGGTTTGGTCATAAGGCGTAATGCTACTGACCTTGAGGATTGGATTGACAGGGCAAGGCGTATGTACCCTCATGCTAATGTTGTAGGTAAGCCGACAGAGATACGGTTTCCGAGTGGGGCAGTCATTCGCACAGGGCATCTATCGAACAAGGATTCGTATACACACTATCAAGGTTGGGAGGCACACCGCATACTTATAGAGGAGTTAACACAGATACCCGATGAGAATAGCTACCTCAAGCTGATAAGTTCCTGTAGGTCGACTGTCAAGGGGTTGGATGCAAGGGTGTTCGCTACTGCTAATCCGGGGGGTAGAGGTCACGCTTGGGTTAAGAAGAGGTTTATAGACAACCACAAGCCTAATGAACCCTTTGCGGATGAGGTAAGTAGTAGGCTTAGAATGTTTATCCCTGCTACGGTTGATGATAACCCGACATTAGTTGAGAGAGACCCCGATTATGTAGCTTACTTAGACTCTCTACCCGAACCGCTTAGAAGTGCTTGGAGATACGGAGATTGGGAAAGTTTCGCAGAAGGGCAGTTTTTTACAGAATTTAGTCCCCGTATTCACGTTCTAAAGGACGAACAAGCAAAGGCTTTAGGTTATGGTCGACCCGAAAACCGCAAATACATAGGTTTGGATTGGGGTTACGCTAACCCTTTTGCTTGTGTGTGGATAGAGGTTACACCCGATAATACGGTGTTCTGTTATAGAGAGTTGTACGGAACAGAGAAACACCCCCAAGAGTGGGGTGCTGAGATTGCAAGGTTATCTATGCACGAGAACATAGATACGACATTAGGTGACCCATCGTGTTGGATTCGTAACCCGATGAGTTGGAGAGACAATAGTGTGAGTATGTACTCCGATAAGTCTATTGCTCACGCTTTGCAAGGTGCAGGTGTTCCCAACTTAGTCCCTGCCAATAATGCAAGGGTAAACGGTTGGGCGAATATGCAACAGTTAATGAGTTACACAGGTGATAAGGTTGACGAAAGCGGAATGATGATTGAAAGAGGCTCTATACCAAGATTTTATATACTCGAAAAGACCTGTCCTAATTTAGTTAGGACATTTCCTTTAATGTTAAGGGATGAGAAAAATCCCGAAGATTTAGATACAACGCTTGAAGACCATATCTTAGATGCAACAAGATATGCCTTGAGCCACGTTATAGCACCGGATAAGCCAAAGAAAAAAATGCCTATCCTTGCAAGTCAACTAAATGAGTTGGTTTTTGCAGAAAAAAATGAAACAGTTTTTACTTATAATTTTGATTAAGGAATAAGTGGATAATTACGATAAAATAAAATCTGACGAACCTATTAAGTCGATTGCAGGTTATGCCCCTTCTAAGGAGGAGAGTGTATTAGTTCATTCTCTTGAAAAGAAATTCTTAGAGTCGGTTAAAGCACGTTCACACAAACCCGGACGTTGGAGACGAAACGAAGAGTTATATTCCGGAAGATTATTAGCACCTTTTAATCTCCCTAAATATAAATCAAGAATTGAAGTCCCCACTCCTTTTAGTATTGTGGAAACGATATATTCTATTCTTACTGACCGAAGACCTGTTGTAGATATAATGCCAAAGGAAGAATCTCAATTAGAGTCTGTTAATGTTAGTCGAGAGGCGATTGCTAACGAGTTTGAGACAAGTAAGGCTTGGAGATGTTTAAACTCAATGAAACGTGACGGTCTCATATACGGTAACGGCTTTATGAAAGTAATGCTTGGTGATGACGGAAAACTTAAATTCGTCAATACAAGTGTTTACTCTGTTTTCTTTGACCCTTTGGCAACCAATATACAGAACGCTAAATGTGTTACCTTTGCAATACCTACCTATCTTGATGAGATTAAAGAGAAATACGAAAACGGCAAGTATGTACAGTCTGAAGGTAAACTTGATGAATATCGTTCATTTATTCACAGAGCAAAAACTGACGGCACAGTAGGTCAAGTTTCAACGTCACCCGGACACACAGGTACAGATTCTTTAGGCAATACTATTTCAGACCTTAGAACTGATTATGTTGAAAAATCCCCTATTGAAGAAAAGTCCGGTCAAGATTTTGGTGGTGGACAAGCACTCCTTAAAGAAAGTTGGTATTACCACGAAGGTACACTATGTGTAGCAACTTGGTGCGGTAAAGTATTACTACAAAAGACCGAAAGTCCCTACCCTTTCATTCCTTTAATTATGTTTAAGAATTACGGTGATGACCACTCTGTTTGGGGTAAGGGAGAACCCGAAATAATAGAGCCTTTAAGTGTAGGGACTGCTATTGCTATGTCACAGGCAGTTGATAATTTAATAATGCACGGTAACCCTGCTTATATAATGCCTAAGTCATTAGCTAAGAATCAGCGTAACCGCCCAACAGATAAGCCGGGACAGATTTTTTGGACGAATAATCCTTCGGAAAGAATTGATAGATTACCTGCCGGAGATATTTCACGCTCTACCCTCCCCCTCATCGAAGAAATGCTCAAACTACAAGATACAGTTTCGGGTGTTCACGATATTACACAAGGTCGTAGACCAACGGGGATTACTGCGAGTAGAGCAATTCAACAATTGCAGGAAGCAAGTCAGCAAATTATCAGAGTGAAAGAGCGTGAGGTTGGTGCTGACCCTGTAATTGATATGTATAAAATGAGTTTATTTATTATAAAAAATATGTATGTGGATGCGGTATCAATTCGCAAAGTAGAAGACGGAAAATATCAATTTGATACTTATCAACCTTATGACATAGATGATGACTTAGACTTTAAATATGTGCCGGGTAGTAGTCTTCCGGAGTCAAGAGCATCACGAATCGACCAAGCAATTGACTACTTAAAATTAGGTGTTATAACTCCGGAGCAATTTTGGAGGTGGCACGAGAAAGATATTAGTTCTGATATACTCGAAGAGATTGTCAAGCAAAAGCGACAAGCGGAAGAGCAAATGATGGCTGACCAAGAGATTATGCAGACATCTACAGATGAGGATGAAATTATGAACGCTAAACTTAGAATGAGTGAGGCTTTAGGAGGTACACCAAGTGAGTCTTAGAGATTGGTGTGATAAAAACGGTTATGACGGAATAACAAAAGAATGTGTTAATTCAGCTTTTAATTCCCCCGACCCTAAAGTACAAGAACAAGCAAAAAGAGAAAAACTTAAACAAATGATAGAAGGGCGAAATGTCAAAGAAGAAAAAAGAAGATAAAAAATCTAAATTACAGAAAATAGCCAAAAAATCCGTTACTAATAAAAGCGGATTACATTATGCGACTAAGTATACTGCTCCTAAGAGGAGTTATACTGTAGACCCTACTACCTACACAGGCGGAAGAGGTGTTACCCTTGAGTCTGCCGGAGTGAGTGCGGAGGGTCGTGGTTATAATCAATTTAATTACAGACCAAGCCTAAGAGCCGGAGCGAAAAAATATTGGGCAAAGAAAAAAGGTCAATTTGGTAGTAGACAAACTATACACGAAGTATTATAAATTTTTTTTAAGACCAACTCAAGGAGTGTCTAACGATGGCTGACAATTATAGTGCAGTTGAAGTAAGTGCAGAGGAACAATCCTCGCTAACACAGGCAGATGTGCCTAAAACCGAAGTGGCGGAAACTCCTCCAACAGAGGAAGTAACTGAAACCAAAGAGGTGGAAGGATTAGAGATAGACGGTGAGATGTATTCATTTGATGATATATCAAAGTGGAAATCGGATTCTGATAACAAGGAATCTTGGCAAAAGTCCAACACCGAGAAGGCTCAAAGTCTTTCCAAGTGGAATAAGTTAACTCAAAAAATCGCAGAAGATAGCGAATTTAAAACCCACATTAAGGATTATTTTTATGATAATCCGGAAGAGGCTAATAAATTCGGTCTTGACTTGACTGAGGGATTACCCTCCGCAGAAGAACATTCTCCGGAAGAGAATCCAATCAATCATTTAGAAGAGCGTTTAAACGCTTTAGAGGTTGATAAGCAAGTAGATATATTGGGTTCAGAACTTGACTCAATAGAACAAAGTAATCCGAGTGTTTTTCAAACAGAACAAGACTCATTAGATTTCTTAGAGTTTGTCGACCAAAACGACATAACAAACTTAGAAACAGGATTTAAACTTTGGTCTTTTGACAAAGTGCAGGACGAACTTAACCACTTTAAAAAGTTAAATGAAAACAAAGAGCGTTCTCAAAAGGCGGTTGTCAATGATAGTGGTATCGGAGCGAGTGAGGTTAAGCAAGAGTTTAAACCTACTAACTATAAAGATATTTCACTTGATAACCCGGAGGTCGCAAAATACTTTAGATAATTAGGGATTCCGACAATTCCCTTAACTTTTTAGAAAGGCAAAACGATGAACTCGTTGACAATTAATTATGATGCTTTATCATCATTAACACAAACGAAAATGTTGCCTATTTTAGTGGATAATATATTTAGTTCAAATCCTCTGACTTTAAAGCTGTTGAAAAATGCAGAGATGTTAGACGGTGGTACTAAAATTGTTACTCCTTTAGAATACGGTAAAAATTCAGCACAGGGATTTTATTCCGGTTATGATGTGCTTTCAACAACACCAAGTGACCCAATTACAACTGCGGTTTGGGATTGGAAACAAGGTTATTCAACTATCACTATCTCCGGTGAAGAAGAGTTAAAAAATGCAGGTGAAAGCCAAGTTTTATCTCTTTTAAAATCCAAAATGAGAAATGCGGAAAAATCTTTGAAAGATTTATTCGGTGAGAAAATGTTTAACACAGGTGCAGTTGGTGCAAATGATATTACATCATTAGCTTATGATGCTACTAATAAAGCAAATCACGTTATGAACGTAGACCGTTCATTAGGTGGTTTAGACTCAACTACTTATACTTGGTGGGATGCAGGTAATGTAAGTGCATTTACTGACCCTTCAAGTGACGGAAGTCTTGTTACTTGGACTGAACACGTTACAGTTGCAAGTAATGAAGGCACAAGTTACATCGTAAAAGATATGACTAAAGCCTACGGTTCAGTTACTATTGGTAATGACCAACCCGACCTTATTATCACAACTCAAGTATTGTACGATGCTTATGAAGCCTCTCTTCAGTCTAATAAAAGATTTGAAGGTGATGCTGAATTAGCTAACTACGGATTTAATACAATTAAATTCAAAAATGCTACTGTAGTTGCTGATTCACATTGTCCGGCAGGTCATATGTATTTTCTTAACACTAAATACTTAGACTTTAAAGTCCACAATAAAAGGAACTTTGCATTTGAGGGTTTTCAGAAACCTGTTAACCAAGATGCACAAGTTGCTAAAATATTTTGGATGGGTCAATTAGTGTCAACTAACCCTCGGATGCAAGGTGTGTTACACACCGGTGCAACCGCATATTAAGGAGGTATGAATGTTAAATCCAAGTAAATTAATAGGTGAACCAAGTGCAAAACAGGTAGTAACTGCTACGGCAGGTAATACTGTTGGATTAGGTCTTCCTGTGGGATTGTATCTTGATGTAGACGGTAATTTAATGTGTTTTAAAAATACCGCAGATGCAACAACTGTTTCGTTTGGTACAGGTAAGTGGGGTATCGTTTCGGGAGGTGATGCTTTTGCAATTGGGAGCGAAGTTGAAGTTACTATCGCAGGTAAAGCTAAGTGTGTAAGTGGTGGTACACCGGGTCAGCTTATAACTCAAGTAGATGATAGCGGTGATATATCATCGAGTGCAGTTAGCACTACTACTATAGATAATAACCTTGGTACTGTTACAGTTGCAGGTGAGATGTACATCTACTAACAAAAACCAATATCTTCCCCCTCTTCTTGAGGGGGAGGGTATTATTAAGGAAAAAATGTTTTTAAAATTTAATAATACTTATTAATGAAAACGTCATTACTTGTATCACATCTAAGAAGTAGAATTGAAGACGAATCTAACCTTAATTACACAGATTCTAAATTAGAAGGTTATTTAGACCAATCAGCATTAGCAGTTGCAAACCTTTTGAAGTGGGAATATTTGCAAAGACTTTTTGTTGACACCGGGTCTTTAAATATTACTACAGGTGGATATATTACATTTAAGAATGCTTTTGGTTCTGTGTACCCCTTGAGAAATGCTATATCTAAGGTATATATTACTAATCTGTCTGACGGTACTGCTGATGCAAGTTTTAACTTATCTTTGAATAAGTTTGCAGACTTAATTAGCTATGAAAACGGTGAGGCTGATAATCTATATTACACAAATGAGGCAGTCAATACAGTTCTTACGGAAAAACCTGCCTCTGCATATAAACCTGTTGCATATATACAAGACAATAAATTGTATGTAAAGCCTTTTTATTCAACTGAAACTAATATAACTATCTCCTATTATAGAGAGCCGTTTAAACACATTACTGATATATCTACTGACCTTACTTTCACAAATAATAGATTGTCATCAGCAGGTAATATAAACTTTAGGAGAAGCGGATATGAGGTTGGGCAATTAATTGAATTGACAGGCACTACTAATGTTGCCAATAGTTCGACCTATGAAATAACTATAGTAACAGATACATTTATTGAGGTGGAGGATAATTTCCCAAATGCAGGAGCAGATACTGCATCTATAACTATTAGTACAGTCGATAATTTAGGCTCTAACCTTACAATTCCTCTTTTAGACTATGCTGAATATTTAATTTGGTCAGAGGACAACAAACCTACAAGGGCAAAGAACGCTTACAGTTCAGCACTTAATCAAATCAACACTTTAAACGGTCGATAGATGATAATAAATATACCTCTTAACACCGGACTAATGACACACCCCGAACCGGAAGATATTGGTTCGGGCGGTAATTCTATCCTATCTGATTACGATATAGATGTGCCGGGAAAATTAGTTAAGCGTGAGGCTCTTGGTGATTTAATTACTAATGCAAGTATAATTTCAGACAAGGGTGTTAGTTTTGTACATAGAATTACCACAACAGACCCTTACGACACAGAAACAGAATTATTTATACTACAAAAAGACGATAAAACTATTGTCTACAAAACAGATACGGCATTTGCTAATCAGTCAGCTATAATTGCCCTACCTTCTCCCTATCCTTCTTTGATTAATTTTTTACAAGAAGGTCAGCGTTTAAGGATAACCGCAGGGACGGAAGGGTTGCCGTGGATTTATCAATATATAGATAGAGATTATTTTTGGGGTTTTTATAACCCAAGTGCAGGTTATAATATGCAAAAAGCGTATGTTAGGCTAAGTGATACACAGTTTACACGAACTGCAATAATTAACGATAATATTCCTAACACAAACTACGGAACATCAACAGGCACAGGATTGGATTTATCGGGTACAGATGAATATTATTATAAAATAGCACCTGTATTTGACGGTAACCAAGTAGGTCTACTTTCAGATATTAAGGCTGATACACTATTATTGACAGGTTCTAATGTAGTTCCTAAAATTAGTTTTGAGTTAGACACTACCTCCTACAATAAAAGGCTTACAGGTGTTAGGTTTTATCGCTCTAAAAATAACCCAAATTCAAATTTTTATAATATATTAGATGTTAGCACATTAAAGAACGACCCTTCTTTAATAAAAGCAAACGATGGTGATATTGGGAAAGATGTTTATAGTCCAAGTGCTACAGGTGTAACCTCAAGTCACAAGTTTTACGGAAGTCATACCTCGAAGGAGGATGTGAGTTCATTTAGTGACAATATTGTAACCCTTACTAATAATATAGCGAGTAATGTTTTTAGAGAATACAGTTATTTTATAATCCCAACAGGGATAAAGGTGTTATCTAATATTACATCATCAGAAAGTGGTGCTACAACAGGAGGCTCTTTAGGTACAGGTATGACTCAAGCACAGGGTACTGACGGCAACTATGTGACTACGGAAATAACAAAAAATAGCACCTATACCTATTATGCTTGGTCTATTGCATTAGACAACTCATTGACTTATGATTTTTATTGTGTTTATAAAACGGAAGGCTCTTTTACGAATTTAAGATTTAAAGTTGGTTCGGGAACTGATTTTTCTTCTTCAAATATTGCAAACGGACAATTATTTGAAGGTATTGAAGATAGTCCCGATTGGAAACTATATCATAAATCTTTTTCACCAACTACTCCAAGCGGTAATACAATATTTGGATTTGATTCTGACGAAACAGTTGGTTCAAAAAAATTACATATTTCTCGTATTATATTAATTGAAAGGGATGGAGTAAATTCAAGAATAACTGCCTCTCTAACGTACGGAGGTAGTGATACGTTTGTTTCGCCTTCCTTGAATTTGGATAACTCTGACACTAAAAAAGGCAATATAGCTAATTTATATCAAACTCCGGGAACTCCTCCTTCAAACAAGACGGTCGCAAGAATAGAAAAAAACTCAACAAAAGCTATAAAATTTACTAAACCTGTTGGGTGGATAGATTCTACAGTTGAGTTACATACATCAGAAAATTATCTTTGGAGTGATTTAGGCTCAAATAAAATTCAATTAGATGTTTTTGATAGAGGTCTTTTTGACGGTGCAACAAGTCTAATTGAGGGCGTAGAAAATATAGATGTTCATTATAAATACGGAGTTCATTTAGACGGCAGACTTTATGTTGGTAATGTTAAACTTGATTCAGACGGTGAACAAGAATTACACACGGATTGGATACTATTCTCTGAACTTAATTCTCCGGATGTAATACCTGTATCTAACTATATTAAAATCACAGATATGCAGGGTGGTGAAATAACCGGACTTGCTAAAATGCTTGGTGATTTAGTTGTATTTATGAATAAAGGAATATTCAGAATATCAACTCCTTCCGCAGACCCAACCTCTTGGTCGCTTGTTGAATCAGAGCAAAATATAGGTTGTATTTCATCCGAGTCTATAGTTGAAGTTGAGGGAAATATTTTCTTTGCCGGAGATGACCAAATCTATCAATTAGACCAAAACTTTCAAGCAGTTCCTATATCTTTGGAAATACAAGATACTTGGCAGGGTACATCTAATAAGCACCTTACTAAAGGGACTTATGACCCTAAAAAAAGAAGAATCATATATCAGTTCGGTGGCGGTTCAAATACTCCTTATATGTATTATGTAGATATGAAGGCTTGGAGTTCATATACGCTTAAAGGAATTACGGCAGACGGTTGTTTGGTAGATAAAGACATGAATGTTTATGTAATTGATAAAGAGTCATCATCAACTAAATTTTACAAGTTATATAATGTGACTACCTCAAGTGAAACGGAAACAACGCCTTACAAAAAAACAGGATTTATTTCATTAACTGACATAGGTAAAAACACTATAGTCCGAAGAATAAATATTCGAGGAAAATTTAAAGGGGTGGTTAGGATTTATAAAAATAATTCAACCGAAAAGTGGAACTCTGCAATCTTAAATTTAAGCACCACAAGCGGAAAATCAGAACAATCAATTAAAGTCGGAATGAGGGCAGATAGTATTGCTTTAGAACTTTATTCAAATCACACCTTACCTGCAACCAATATAGATATTAGTCGCATAGAAATTGAGGTTGACGGTGGATAGGAATATTGGTACAAAACCAAAAGACAAGATTGTTGAAAAGTCTGTGCGAAGAACAGAAAAAATATTAAAAGAATTACAAAGAGAAATAGACTCTTTAAAATCAAGAGTCAAAGCATTGGAGGGTTAAATTGGCGTTAAGTTGGAATAAATTATCAGATAGATGTGTATTGTTCAATAACAACAAGCCAAGAGCCTTGTATGTTGAATTATTAAAAGAGGCTGAAAAAGAACTTGTCCGAAAGTGTGATATTCTTGAAGAAAAATACAATATATCATCAAGCACAAATGACAACAGTTTCTCTGATTTTAGTTTAAGCGGAAATCAAAATAGCGTTGTACTCCCTCCGGAATACAAGAGAATGATTAGTGTTGTCTATAAGGGTAAACATTTAAAGCCGTTTAAACAGAATGATTTGTATCATCAGAGCGATAACAGTTTGTCAAGCGGAACACCAACTCATTACTACATACAAAATAATACTCTTTACTTTAATGTAATTCCGTCTGATAGAGAAACTTTAAGTCTATATTTTTACAAAAATCTAATAAGCGATACACATAGTAAGATTTTAAAAACTCAAAAAATACAAGTTACAGGGATAGGAGCAGATGCAACATATATTGTTTTAAATTCTAATTTAAAGCATGAATTAAACGGAATGTTAGCAACGACAAGATTAAGGCATATAACTACAGGTCTTTATACTAATAAAGACATCACAAATCTTACATATTGGAAAGATATGGCTAATCCCGATAGCAGTCAAGTTAATGCTTGGTATAAAAGCACTATGACTGACTCAGATTATATAGGCTCTTTAAATAATGCAGATTTAATGATTAATGATTATCATTATGTTGCCCCAATTATTCCCGACCAATATCATTTGGATTTATGTGACTACGCTTTAGCGATAGCAAGTGATGACCCAAATATGCACGACAAACATATGACTATGTGGCTAAATAAAGTTGAAGAAATTAAAAATGAAGATGCAGATAGAGATTTAATACACGAGGTAAAAGCAGATTACTATGTCTAAACAACAAATACATATCGGTATACCCGAAAAAGTTACAGGTAGATTATTAACAAAGATTCCGGCTGACTCTTTAGCACCGGGAAAACCTGCAAAAGATGAATACAGAGAGTATAATGTCTATGCAGGAAAAAAATATTATAAGAAAGTGGAGGTAGAATAGTGGCGATAGGTGCAATAGTCCCTTATATCCCTGCAATAGCGAGTACAGTTTCAAGTTTTGTTAGTGGACGTACAACAGACAGAGCATTACGGAATCAAGAAAAAGCCTTAGACAAAGCAGGTCAAAAAAGTCCTCAAGAAAAAGAATATTTATCACGCTTAGAAAAGCGTAGACGAGAGGGAGACCCTTTACACGCTGAACGCTCAAGGATGGCGATTCAACCCTTAAAGCAGATGCAACAACAAAGTATGCAAACTGCATACGGTAGAATTGCTAATCAAGGTTTAGATAGTTCTATTGTTGCTAATGAAATAATGAGGCGTACAGAAGCACCTATTTTACGTCAGATTGCAGAAGAATCTCGAAGACAAGCCTTAATTAATGCTGAGTATAAACAACGTGCTGAACAAGAATATGATAAGTACCTCCTTTCACGCTCTGACTACTTAAAAGAAATTGCTCTAAAGAAAGCCGGAGTAGGGTCTGACAGAATATTAAACAGAGGTAAAACATTTGGAAATATGCTTGGTAATGTTGGGGACTTTATGAAGATAGGAAATAAGGCAAGTTTCTTAAATAACTTAAGCGATAGTGGTTATAATGCCTCTACAGGTGAAAAAAATATTGTAGAATTTTTAGGCAGTTTAGATTCTTCAACTCTCCAAGAATTAATTGAAGGAGGGTTTTTACAGTAATGTCTATAAAACTATCACCGGAAGATTGGGGAAAAGTATACAACCTTCAGAAAAAGAACAAAGAAAGTAAGAAAAATAAAGAGACCAAAGTAACTCAATCGTCTCTAAAGATGGACGAGTATAATCGTGTCAGCCAAATAGATGAAAAAGACAGAACTCCCGATGAGAACGCTTATGTAAGAAAGTATTTAGGTTATCCGGAAAAAACTATCGAGCAAAAAGATGAAGAGACTTATCAGAAGGAGTATAAAAAGGCAAAAGTAAAACTTGATAAAAGAATTGATAAGCATACTAAATCTAAAGCTAAAGATATGAAAGAGCAAATAATGAATACTCCTCTTGAAGTATCTACCCAACTAAAATTAGAAAATTCGGTAGCAATTCTTAAAACTGTATTAGAAAATTCGGGTTGGGAAAGAGAAGACGGTAAACTTGTTAAAACAGTTAATGAGGGCGAGAAGACAAAACTTAGCAAGGAAGAATACATCCAAAATGAGAGACGTATTTTACAGATTCAAAATCAGTTAAATATTAACGATTCAAATGTAAAAAAACAGACCAACAGAGATATTGGCTCAATTATTGACGAACTACATAAGGCGGTTGTTTGAATTACTCACTTAATAATATTAAGAAAATTGATGAGGTTGCCGAAAAATTTAAAGCAGATTTTAAACTTTGGCAGTCACTCGGGGAAAAGAGACAAAAAACATTTCTTGAGGCGTATACTAACGTCTATCCGGGTGCAGATTTAAGGGTATTTGGTTATCAAACTCAGCAACAAGATTTGGAAGGTGTATCAGTACCTATGACTGAATCTTGGAAAGACCCAATCTCTACCCCCACCTCCTATACTCCGGGTAGAAATGTAAACCAAGTATTCCCAACTCAAGTTGACTCTATAATGAGCCAAGCAGTTGAAGAAGAAGAAGAAGTACCTGTAAAAGAATTAACTGAAGATGAAGAGCGTAACAGAGAATCCTTAAATAACCTTAAAAAGAAAATGTCATTTGAGCCTAATGTGGATAGGTCAGTAGAATCTTATGACGGTGCATCCTCTGAATATGAATCTCAATTCCGTCAAGAAGAAATTAAAGAGTATCTTGAAGAACAGAAAAAAATAGATGCTCAAGATGTTATAATGAATAAAGTTAAAAACCCTGCAACTATTTTACCTTTTGTAGGTGATGCAGTAGAATATTCTGATATTTATTCAGTTATGTTAATAGCAGATAAATTTGAGCGAGGAGAAGACTTAGATTCAGAGCAATTAGAAAAATTAAGTGAATTTATTAACCAAAATAACGAAACTACTTTTTGGGGTGGTGTTGCTAAGGTGCTAACCGAAATGCCTACTTTTATGTTAGAGATGGGTATTTCCGGAGGCTTATTTAATCTCGGTAAAAAAGGACTAAGTGTTGGTGTTAAAGGTGCTTTAAATAAAATTCAAAGTGAAGGATTTAAAAAGAAACTTGCAGAGTCATTCTTAACCAAAGAAACTACAAAAGGCGTTGCTAATTGGGTCGCTAAGACAGGATTCCAAACAGGTATGATAGCAGAGTCTAATTTAGATAAAAGGGTCATAGAAGAGACCGTAATGCACGGACTTTCAGATGAAACGGAAGGCATTATTGAACTCCTTGATAATAAAGAACTCCAAGCAGACATTACAAATTATGTTAGGCTTGATGAATATGTTGAGGTTGTATCTGAAAATTTAGGACTTGGGTTTGGCAAATTAGGTAATTTTGCTAAAAGAAAACTATTTAAGGCTCATATAATAGGTGCTATTGAAAAATCTAATCCCGGCAAATCATTACAACTTTTACAGAAATACGGCTATCACGGTGTCTTGGAAGAGATACTTGAGGAAAGAGCCGGAGAGGTTTTAAGAGCAGGTGGTCGCAAGTTAGGTTTATCTAATGATGATAGATTAAAATATAAGCTACCGGACAGAGACCAATTCCTCACAGAGATTGTATCATTTTCTATCCTACCTATGATGACAGGAAAACCTGCACAAAAGTTTGATAAGTTTTTAACACAGATTAAAAACAGAAATGTTTTAGATAAGTTAAATAAAAGAATATCCAAGACTAAAGCAGGTCGAGAAATTTTAAAAGCAGAAAAAGAAGGTGGATATACATTTGAAACCCTGCAACAGGCTAAATATTTTTTAGATAAAAACTCAAACTATGATGTAGATGC